TCCCCAGCCAACAACTTCGTAAGCTAGGCGATTATCCTGCACGTCTACACCCATTGTTAAAACACAAACCCCATCAGGAAGCTCGGCGTTATATATTTCTCGCCTTGATTCTAAAGCATGACTGCTTACAGTTTCGGCATTTTCTTCCCAAGTTTGGGTTAATCGTGCATTTATGAAAGTTTTGAGCAAATGGGTATCACCAAACTTTAAACGCCTTTGTGCCTCAACCCACTCATCTACTAGCTCTTGCCATGTAAGCATCGGGCTATCTAGTGCGGTTATTCTAAAACCTCTTGACTTCGCATCAGGTTGCTCTGCAAACCATTTACCAGGGGCTTTCATCCAATCTCTTCGTGGGTGAGTTTCTTCACAATACGGGCAGGCCATATGTAAAGTATCAAACTGCAAACGCTCCCAGCTAAACTCTGAATATCCTGAGCAAGATGGACACTCATGTTCCCACCGCTCTTTTGTTGAGTTGTTATAAGCTGTTTCAATACGAGAATTACCCTTTATTGTCGGTGTAGATGCCAACACAGATTTACTATTCGGAAAGCCTGTAGTTCTAATATGTGCGAGCTGTATCGGGTCGCCCTGTCCGCCTAAGTCGGCAGGAGCTTCATCTACCTCGTCAAAAAGCAGTATCCTAATCGACCTTGATTTTAAAGACGAAGCACTATTCGCACCCGCTATAACTAAAAACCCACCCGGAAAAGATTTCTCTTTTATCGTGTTTCCTGTAGTTTTTGCTTTGTCGTCTGGAAACAACTTTCTTAAAACAGGTGTATCTCTTAGCATTGGTGCTATTTTTTCACGGCTTATAGATTCTCCAACTTCAATAGTTGGCTCTACAAGCATGATTGGGCAAGGGTCGGAATCCATATAGTAGCCAATGGTGTTCATCATTACGTTTGTTTTGGCTGTCTGTGCTGCACACATTAGCACCACTTCTTTTATAAATGGGTCTGATATGGCGTTCATCGGCTCAACCATATACGGAACAAAATCATTATGCCATTGTCCTGGGCTCGCTGATTCTTCGCTTGATAGTACTCGATATTTATCCGCCCATTCTGATATTGTTAGCTTTGGCGGTGGAGTTAATATACAAATAAGTTGTTGGAATAGTTTTTGAGTGTTATTCGTCGTTATTGTCATCAACCCCAATTTGTTCGCCCGATGCTTCTATGAAAGTATTAACGTCATAGTTGATAATTTCGTTTAAGCATCGATATAATCGCTCTTCTAAAATTTGCGAAATTACGGTTGCATCTGTTTGCTCTAGCAGTAATGGAGCAACACCAAGAGGAATGGCCAGTAAAGACACCCTTATGCGTGTTAACATATTGCCAAATTCTTTTTCAATGGCTTCACTTGTATGGAGCTCGCCCTTTATTTTGGCTAGCTCTAATTCTTTAAGCTCGGCCAAGGCAGTTTCTCTACGTAATTTCTGTTCTTCTAAGTCCTTACTTTGCTCTTTTTTCTCATTTTGCTTATCCCTAAAATAAGTCAATAAATTACTGATTGTCAGCAAAAAGTCATATGCGGCAGATTTAAAAGCCCATGGACCATTTGTTGCTTCAATAACACCGTCTTGCGTTAATTGTTCTATTCGTCTACTCGTTAAACCGCAAAATGCTGCGATAACGTCTTTTTTTACTAAATTCGCATTGCCACCTAAGATAGCTTGTTCTAATTGTTCGTATGTGCCGCTTGGTTCTACGACTATTTTGTATTTTGTTTCGCCTTCACTAGCGAAATTGAGCGTTAATTGGCCTGCATTTTTAGTTGTATCTGTTTGATTTGTTGCCAATTAAATCACCCTCTCTATAATTGCCACATCTTTTAAAGCCGTGGGCTTTTGGCTTACATGCTACATTTTTTAAAACCGTAGGCTTTTGGTTTACGATGCCACACATAGGTGTGGGCTTTACTTTTCTGATATGCCACACGATTGCTGTGGCTTTGAATTTTTTTGAAAATTACGAAATGCCCGATTTTTAAGTTCGTATCTAGGCAGCTTTCGGGCATTGCGACCTCCGCATCTATCGACTTTTTGGGGAGGACCCGTTCAATTTTTTGTGAAAAACTAAAATAAATTATGAAGTGTAGCAATTCAAAATGCCCATGTAGCTTTTTAAATATAAGCACTTAAATGTAAAATCTATCTACACAAGAGGCTATCTTTATTTGCGATGTACAAATTCATACTTGCCTTAAATTACTACAAGAGTTATATGATTAGATTATACGGGGTGGAAGCGTGATTTACAAGCGGAAACGGCTAATTTCCTTATTTACCGCAAGTCTTGGAAAGCTATGTGAAATTATGGGGGGGTACTTTTGACATGTATGCAAAAAAACAAATTTTAGACAAAATTGGAAAATAAGACATAGGGGACACAGGGCGGTGGTAAGTTTGAGAATATTTCGTGGTATGTTAGTATAGGCTAACCTTATCTATAAAACCTATATATTTACTTATTTTTTATTCTTTAGTGGTATAGGTGGTAAAGATATTAGAAAAGTAATACTCATTCAAATTGATAAGATAGTAATAAGAGAAAACATATATAGATAAATAAGTAGGAAGGACTATTACCTATGCCACTGATGGCTTAAATACTAGCTTTATCGAAATAAAACTGTCCTTTATCAGGCTAAAACTGTCCCCGCTGAGGCTGTATTTTTCATTTTTGGGCTGTTTATTATGATTGGGGGAGAGGGGCAGTAGGACTAAAGTATAGTATCAGGCTCTCAAGATTAATGATGAGTAGCACTATTGACAAGTGAGGATAGTTATAGTATAATAAATTTAATAGTAAGTTTAATAGTAAACTCCTTTTTTAGTAAGTATTGATAACTTTCCAGCTTTCTAAAGGGAAAAAAGAAGCTAAGAGGTGCAACTCTTAGCTTCTAAACTTTTATAAGAATAAATCTTTTAAAAGTTTAGCAATTTTCAAAGTATTAAGAATAAGCTTAATTACTTTATGTAAATTGCAGTTTTTTAGTAAGTTCGTAAACTTTTTGATAACATTCCCCTCCTCTCTATTGGGAATAAAACGATTATAGCATAATTCTACAATTTGTGCAATGGATAAAATTAAACCGCTTAGGCGGTTATTTTTGTGCAAAACTGGGCTGTTTATTATGATGTGGGGCGAGGGGGAAAAAAGAATAAGCTAAGAGTTTCAACTCCTAGCTTATGAGCTTTCATTATTGGTCAATTCATATCTTAGCCGATAAATATGTTTACATGGTAATCTACGCACAAAAAAATCACGGCAAGTGCATGTAATAGCACTGGTTTCATAAGGTTTTTTTCCAGAACCAGTAAAAATCCCTGTTTTATTTTCGAAGTTTATGCTTGTAGGTGTACATTTTTTATCCATTGCACTAGTCTGCCTCTTAATTTGCTCTGGGTGATTATCCCAATCATCTGAGTTTACAATTTCCATAATAACCTCTTTATTATATCCATTAGTATCGGTTCTGCTACGCTTTATTATCTCAATCAAACCTAATTCAACAGCAAGCCTGTAAATATGTTTGCATGGCAATTTTCTTTCTTGAAAATCACCACAGGTGCAGTCGGATAAAGTTGTTTGGTATAATCTCAACAAATCTTCACTTGTAAAAACAGCAACCTTATATGTTTTTTTAACCTTGAACTCAAATGGATAAGTCATAGCACGCCCTTGTCTTCTGAATTGGGATTCGTCCTCATGTACGGAGGTTTCCCACTCTGGCCAGTCTTTAATAAAACGACATCTTCCAAAAACCATAAATTTCACCCTTTCTATGGTGCTATCTATATTTAATATTACAATATAGTACAAATTTTAACATTAAACGATACAAAATGCAAGTAAAATTTTAAACTTGTTGAAATTTTATGAATAAATTTTAAAAAACATATTGACTTTCGACGTTCGTCATGGTAACATATTTGTGGGAGGTGATTAATTGACTAGTGTACAAGACGTATTTATTACTAGAGAAGTAGCCGATAAATTAAACATTACACCAACTTATTTAATTAAGTTAGCTAAAAAATTAAACTTAGATGACAGTGAAATGAGGGAAGCAGGTAGTAGAAATTATCTGTTCAGTAGAGAAGCGGTTGCTAAGCTGGAAATGCGTAATAAAAAATAGAAATAGTCCGTTCAATCCGACCAAAGACGAAAACAGACTATTTCTGCCGACAGATTACTCTATCTGAAATCTATTATAAATCAGATAGGGCTTTCTGTCAATATGTAAAATATTGATTAGGAGGCTTTTTATTTATGAATAACATAACAATTTTTAATTATAAAAATGCTGAAATTAGGGCAGTAACCATCAGCGGTGAGCCATGGTTAGTGCTTAAAGACGTTTGTGAGATACTGGAACTGACTACACCTGCAAGAGTTGCAAGCCGACTTGACAACGATGAGGTGAGCCAAACTCACATCATTGATTCTTTAGGAAGAAAGCAAGATACAACAATCATAAACGAAAGTGGTCTATATAACTTAATATTACGCTCTAATAAAAGGCAGGCTAAGGCCTTTAGGCGTTGGGTAACACATGAAGTATTGCCCTCTATTCGTAAAACGGGCAAATACGAGCAATTACAACCTAACATTACAAAAGACCCTGAATTAGCAGAATATATGTATAAGTTACTACGACATTCTCCAGAAAGCGAAAAAAGCGTTATTCTTCGCAAAGCTTATGAAGCAGCCACAGGAGAAGCTTATCCACAATTTCAGCTAAGTCAAGATAAGCTAGATGCTTTTTGCCAACATGAACATATATCAACATTTTTTAACGAAACTTATCAAATAGAAAATGGGGCTAGTGAGCCCGCAAAAGTTTTGTATAATAATTATGTAGATTGGTGTAGAGATAATGAGGTTGATCCACTAAGCAATGTTAAATTTGCACAATATGTTGTAAATGCTCTTGATGTTAAGCGAATAGAAAACAATCTAGGTAGATTTTATAAGAACATTAAGAAAAAAGAGGTGGCATTATGATTAATGGCAACTTAGCTATAAAACAACCACTAGATGCCACTAAAAAGGCAGGCAATTATGTATTTCTACCATCTGCAATACTTATTAAGGGGGAATTAACGAACTATAATAAAAGTATCCATTATGATAAGATTTCATGTAAAATAAATCCGAAGGTTAAAACTATTACGTGTTAATTTAAAAGCCAATATTTGCAGATTGCAGATATTGGCTTTTGTGTGTACTATTTTATTTAGACAATATTGATTTATCAGCAGCTACCTTGTTTACAATCTCTGCACCAGAGCGACAACTATCAAACGTTCCATTTTCAATCTCAGTTATAACCTTGCCTAATAAATCTTCATAATAAGCTTCTGAGGTTAGTTCAGTGGTTGTTTGATTAAAATGTTGCTGCGATTCAGATGATGCTATATTAGCATATTCTTTCTTAACCTGTGCTATTAAATCTTCACGCTTCATATACTTGCTCCTTATACATATAAAATCTAATTCGATAAAAAACTACCTGTCACTATTTGGCTTATGTCTATTACCTGATTGCTTTTTGTTGTTTCGACCTTCGCCATCAAGAGCACTTTCTGCCATTGTAGGGCCACCATCTGCTTTTGCTTTGCGAATATGTTTAGGGTCTAATTGACTATCTTTTGGCATAATAAAACCTCCTACTCATCTGCTTTCCTTTTGCCTGATTTTGCTTTGCCTTGCAGCTCTGGCACAGGAGGAGCATCGTTTTTAGGGAAATGTTGCTTTTTGTTGCTTTCGGTACCATGAGGCTCTTTAGGGCTTGGTCTACGCATACCTTTTTTCGCCATGTTAATTCTCCTTGCTAATATTAATCGATATGGGTGCTAACTTAAAAATGTAAATATAGTATTGCGTTCTATATATAAATTATACAGAGAATACATATATTTTTATATAGCTTCTTGGGCTAACATTTAGCTTTACAGATTAGCCTCTTTTATCAATTTTGATATTTTTACTAGTATTTCTCTATGGTTGCTATCACTAACATCAGCTTTGCCTACAAGACTATTTACGCTGCACCCAAACAATTCACTTAACTTAACTAAATTTTCAACAGATAAACCTCGTTCGCCTTTTTCTACTAAAGAGATGTAAGATTGTGATACCCCTAAAGTAATTGATAACTCTTTTCGACCAATATTTTTATCTAGGCTATACATCCGTATTTTGTCACCAATTATTTTATTTAGCTCATTCTGCATAATAACACACCTTTTTGCTTGATTATTTTTACATTATTGCCAATTGCAATAATGTTTATTACTTAAAGATAGTAATTAACACTTTAAGTTAAAATAAAGGTGCTTATTTGCATTGCGATTTTAAGGCTATATTGTTATAATGTAACATATATTAAATTTTAATGCCGTTTAAGAGCAGTAAAAATTAGTTTAGAAAAATTTAAAACAAAAATAATAGTTTTTTAAGAGGAGGCTTGAAATTATTAAAAACGGCATATATCTTGTTTGACAATACCAAGTATAAGAGGGAGAATACATCATGGTATATAAGTTGTTAGAGGAAAAGCAACCAATGGATAACACTAAAAAAGCCGAGAATTATAAGTTTCTATCGTCTGAAATACATATTAATGGGGAGTTAATAAACTACAATAAAAGCATACATGGGGAGAAGCTTTCAAACTGTTGTAAGGTAAAATTAAGAACGATTTTAAATTAGATTCTCAAAGCACTAAAAATCAAAGATTTTTAGTGCTTTTTGTTTTATAAAAAGGTATATATTGCTTTTATGTAGTTGTAAGAATAGCACTATTGACAATTAGGAGATGTTGCTTTATAATTAAGTTGAACATTAAAAGAAATATTGTTCTATAAAATTAAATAAAAAAGAGTAGCCCATGATATAATCTTGGCGGATTAATGGGCTACTCGCACCCCAAACAAAGGTACTAATTCATTATAACACAGTTACCTCTTGTTTGGCAATACCAATTACAGGAGGATTTTTTATGGATAGTTTAGTTAAAAT